CCTCTTGCGTTTTTAACAACAACGTCTGGTTTTGTTGAGCCTTTTTTATTTGATTCAGCTTCGATGCCTGTTTGTAGATCGCTGATGTATTTTGCTATTTTTTGTTGTTGACTTATTCCACCACGATCCGCCTCTTTCATTAAAACGCTCGGTTTTTTTTCATTCGAACTTTTCAAAATATCTGGATCTGTGATCAAATCATCTAACGTAGAATCATAAGATGAAGCTGCCTTGTTTAAACTTTCTGGTGAAAAAGAAGGATCAACCACCACAACTTCTCCATCTGGCAACTGATCGCCCGAAATTTCCACATCTTCATATATCATTTCAAACAATGATTCTTTTTGTAACTCGTCCTCTAGTTCGTCTGTATGGCTATCAAGCCTATCAAACAGATCACTTGTTTCTGGGTCTAGTTCAATTACCGTTTCTTCAAACAGAATCTTGTATAGCTTTGTGGTCATTAATAGTTCCTCGCTCTATAACAATATATAGTTTTTACCATGCAATCTTTAGTACATGACAACAAACAAATAACTCTTCTGCACAACGGCAAAGTTGTTGTAGTGGCACCAGTGGATCATAACAAGGTCATTGTTCCATTCCATTGTCCTATGTGCGATTATCCAATGAAAACAGCAGATGATGCAAACAGTTTCCGTGAAGTGCAAACTTGTTATATGTGTCAGTTGTTCTGGAAAACAAGCGACATAGAACCAGACAAGGCAAGCGAACGTTGGAAGAGCTACATGCAACGCCGTCATATGGCATTCCTTCCACAAATCCAGTTCAAATGAATACTTATCCCAAAAGGATAACTGTAACCTATGCCTATTCAAAATCGAGCTCGTTATAGATTGTTAACCAATCTTCTCGACACTTCCTTTGGTAAATCTTCAGAACGTGCTTACCCAAACCATTTTGTTAAGATGACAATGCCACTTGAAAATACCATTCAAGTTAAAGCACAAATACTTGTAAACCTTGGTGGATCAGCGAACGCTTACATCGAGAACCGTAAACGATATCGTGAAGAGCTCTTGGAGATTATTGGCAAACGTCTTGAACGTATTGCTGATGAATACAAGGTTGCAGCAGAAGCTGCAACCGATGAAAATTTACTCTCCTACCGCAAACAACCTTATGAAAAACCCCCAGAGAAAACTGTCAAGCTAGCTGTGGATAATCACTCTATTCAAGAATGGCTTGAACATGTTTCCATGAGCGCATACCGTAACAACAAAACCTGTATCTATCACTTACAGTGCACTGTAAGTATTTCATAATATTCCAGCATGGCTTTAACAAAAAAAGAACAAGTTGATGAAATAATGAAGTGTGGGCAAGATCCCGTCTACTTCATTAAGAAGTATCTTTATATCCAACACCCAGTGAAAGGTAGACTTCCTTTTGAACTCTATCCATTTCAAGAAGAATGCATTCAAGGGTTTTTGGATTACAAATTCAACATTGTTCTTAAATCTCGTCAGCTAGGTTTGTCTACAACAACCTCTGCCTATTGTCTTTGGATGGCAATGTTTAGACAAGATGCCAACATCATGATCATGGCAACAAAGCTGGAAACCAGCAAAAACATGATCCAAAAAATCAGAACAACGTTTAAGATGCTTCCTCCATGGATGCTTACGTTGCTTGATTTAAAAGAACCAGAAGCAGAATCTGTTAAATATATCAAGTTCAATAACGGCTCAAAGATTACAGCTATTCCAACGTCTGCCGATGCAGGTCGTGGTGAAGCTCTTACACTACTTGTTGTCGATGAAGCTGCTCACGTTGATGTTCTAGAAGAACTGTGGTTGGGTCTATATCCTACACTATCAACTGGTGGTAGAGCTATTATCTTCTCAACTCCTAACGGCAAAAACTTCTTTTATCAACTGTGGGCTGGGGCAGATACAGGAGAATACGAAGAAGGTAAAGTAGGATTGCACTGTAAAGGTGTAGGCTCAAACAAGTTTCACGGGATTAAACTTCCTTGGTACGTTCACCCAGAACGTGATGAACAATGGTTCGAAGATCAAGCCAAACCAATGGATGCCAGAGGTATCGCACAAGAACTCTTGTGTGGGTTCGAAGGTTCCACATTAACCTTCTTTGATCAAAACAGCATTGATTGGGTTCGTAACTTATCTCAAACTCCTATTGGATATACTGGGCCTAATAACAAAGGTCAAGACTTACATATTTGGAAAACAGCTATCCCAGATCACAAGTATGTCATTTCCGCAGACGTTGCAAGAGGCGACGCAGAAGACTATTCAACCTTTCATGTGTTCGATGTTAATGAAAGCGAAGTTGTCGCAGAGTACATGGGCAAGATTCCTCCAGATAGATTTGGAGAGTGGCTTATCGATATTGGCAAAAAATATAACAACGCTCTCATTGTGAATGAAAAAAATACCGTTGGTATCGCAACAGCTATCAAACTAAGAGATGCTGAATATCCCAACTTGTATTACGATACAGATCTTCAAGAAAAAATGTTGGGAATGACTCCCGACGAAAAAAAAGACGTTCTACCGGGATTTACTATCACACCAAAAAACCGTGAAAAAATCTTGGAAAACCTAGAACAAGTTATTCGAAATCATCAACTTAAAGTCTATTCACTACGCTTCGTCGCACAAATGGAAACATTTGTTTGGAACGGTAAACGTGGTCAAGCTCTTAAAAAACGACACGATGATCTTATCATGGCAATGGCTATTGGATTACAAATCTTTACTCCAATGGCTCACCAAGAAGGTTATCTAGGCTCGTTAGAAGTAAACAAAACAATCACAAACGCATTGCTCGCTGGAATGTCCAGAGGATATCGTGACGTTAAACAAAAAGTTAATGGTAAACGAGTTCCCGCTGGTGTTAATCCAGATGCACTCAAAAATGAATTAGAGTTTCGAAAAGAATTTTGGTGGCTCTACTAATCTATCAATCTTTAGATCCTTATAAAGCCACTTTACACTGAAACACACAGGAGAAAACTATCATGGCAAACAAAATCAACGTAGGCAACCCAGAAGTCACAACCAAAACAAACATTCTCGACATTGGCCTTCCAACAGAACTAGAAAACGCAATCTCAACAGGATGGCAACACTTCGACGCTCTCTGTGCTGGTGATGGTATGATTCCATCTACAGTAGCAATCCTTACAGGACTTCCCGGTTCCGGTAAAACAACCTTTGCTATTCAACTAGCAGATGCTATCACAGGAACAGGCAACCTTGCCCTTTATAATACTTGCGAAGAAAGCATCTATCAAGTACGTCGCACAGCAAAGCGCATGGATCTAAAACATGGTTTTATTCCATCTTATCATAACGATGTTAATGACATTCTAGCTCATGCAGAGGCTATTCGTGCAGAGAACCCTGGTAAACAACTATTCTTGTTTATTGACTCACTTCAAACAGTTGAGTGTAATGAGATTGACTCAAAGACAGGCAAGGTTTATTCCCAGCAAGCTCAAACCATTCAATCAGCTTGGAGACTTGCTGAATGGGCTAAAAAGAACTACACCAACGCAATCATTATTGGTCAAGTAACCAAAGATGGAACCTTTGCAGGTAAACAAGAAGTAAAACATGCTGTAGACATGCATATCTCCCTCCACCTAGACACAGATCGTAGATCCGAAACATATGGTGATAGAGTTGCAATGGTCGAAAAGAACAGGTTTGGGAGCGGGGGTCTTTACTTCCCCTACGAGGTTACTAGTAGGGGAATTCACTTCAAAGATTAAACAAAACCTGCCCTCTTACATATATATCCTCTAGGAGCTATCTGCTTTTGGAGGATATATGCTTTTTGAATATCAAGGATTTTCTAGAAAAGGTGGAATATACCGTATCAAGAATACGGTGAGCGGTGTTGTGTATGTTGGTTCTGCCAAACGTTTCAAGGAGCGATGGGGCGATCATGCGAGGTCGCTGGAACAAGGCAAGCATCATACAAAGCATTTGCAGAATGCATATAGCAAATATATCTTAGAATGCGGCAATGATGATTTTCTGGAGTTTGCTGTATTAGAAGTGATGGAGAACGCTACAAAGGCGGAAAGGTTAGTAAGAGAAGAATGGTGGATTCACAAGTATCTGAATGATGGTTTAGAACTTTACAATACCAACAAAACACCAACAAAAGAATCTGCAAAATCATCGGTAGGTTGCAATAAAGGCATACGCCATTCTCCTGCAACCGAATACAAACCGGGAAACGTTCCATGGTCCAAAGAGAATGGCCATGATGAAGATACGAGAAAGCTTATTGGAGAGAAGTCTAAGGTAATGTGGGCAAACCCAGAAGCTGCCGAAAAGCTTTTAAAGAGTAGACGTTCGGAAAAGTTTAGAAAAACCAGAAGCAGGGATATGAAAGAGTCTTGGGAAAAAACAAGAGAGCAGCGTTTAATTGCGATGAATACGCCAGAGTGCATAGAAGCTAAAATGGCATGGAGGAAAACAAATAAAGAAGCAGAGAAAAAGAGAATAGAAAATTCCTATTCTCTTGAAGCTTTAAAGAAACGTCTGGTATCTTTGCTTGGACAAGAAAAAGCCGAAAAAATATTAAACGTTGATTGGTTAAAATCTAACGTTGAGATGTATGGATTTAAAAGAACGGCGGGATTGATTGGTGTAGATCGTCAAACAATAAAACGTTGGCATGAAAAGCTTTGCAAATAAACGCTTTACTTCACCTACGAGGTTACTAGCAGAGGAATTCACTTCAAAGACGCTTCTGCAACAAACTTATTTAAGTTGTCCAGAAGGGCTTTGACCGCAGGTTCTACTTTTTCTTGAGCTGCAAGAACTGCTTTTAGCTCTGTTTCTACTGTTTGCATATAAGTTGTACCAGATGGATAGTTGTCTTGTTTTGAGATTTCTCCAACACCAGCTTTTATTGCATTTTGTATTCTGGTTATGCCAGCGGTCGAAGCAGCGATTGATT